GACCCCTGCCTCGTCCATCAGTTCTTGCCTGTGGGTCTTTTGCGGCCAGTGAGACATCACTTCTTCTTACCCTTCTTGCCCTTCTTCTTTCCTTTGCATGCCATCACTTCCTCCTTGGTTTCCATCCATGCTCGGACGCCATGATCGCCCGAGCCTGCCTCTTGGCCATCTCCTTGGTGCTATGGCACCTCCCCTTCTTCACCTTGCCGCCCTCCTTGCCCTTGAGGCAGTACTGGTCGCCCTTCCTCACGATGGTGTAGGGCATTAGGTGCCGGGCTCCTCGGGCGGCGTCGCGTGCAGGGTTCCAAGGGCTTGTCGGGCATGGAACATACACAGGGCTTCTTCTACCCACACGCCCTCGTCCCACGTCCCATTGGGCACATAGGCCCACCTGTCGGCAGGGCATCCGGTCTTGTCGCACTTGTTTCGGTCGATCATGGTCTACTCCTTGGGTCTTTGCGCTTTTTCCACGCTTCGTAGGTAGCCCCCATCTGGTAGGGGTCATCCGACGCATACCCGGCATCCTGCCGCACCTCTTGGTCGAGGTTTCCGGGCAAATAGACGGGCTTGCCCCCGAGGGGCATCATCTCGAATGGCGGATACTTCGGGTTGGGCTTGGGCTTGAACGACGGATGAGGCAGCGCCACACCCGGAGCCCATGGGCTCTGCCCTTTGGCCCGTTGCTGCTCGTAGTGTTCCCTTGCCCGCTTCTCCATCTCCGGCGTGGGGCTTCCTCCGCTCAGGAGCCAGGACACATCTCCTGGGAGCTGGTTGGGAGTCAACAGCGGGTAGAAGGGTCCGGGGGGTTGCCCGGCAAGCATGGAAGCGGTTCCGCTCGATAGCGTGGGAACCCCTCGGCTCACTTCGGTCATGTAGGAGCCTTCATGGTCTCCTGTCATGGGCAAAGGACCAAGCCATCCCGGTCCCTTGGCCCGTCCCGTAGGCTGCATCAGGCTCTTGTCGAGGGGTCCTGATTTGGTGAAAGGCTTTACGTCGCTCAGATGGAAGATCCTTCGGACAAGCGAGCCCACCTCGTCCCATACTCTTTTCGGTTCGGCCATCAGGGTGTAATGTACGCCGTATGGACGAGGATGTGAAGCGTCGCTACCACCGGGAGCGCTTGGCGATTGGTCGGGAATCCTTCGACAAGATCCAAGGACACACCCAGATCGTCGCCCCCATCGTGACCCGCAGGCCCGAGATCGACGCGATGCTGGCGGACACGGCCTTTCTCACGAAGTTCGTGCTCGAACGGCTGCGGGAACAGGTGAGCGAGAAGCCCCGGGAGCAACTAAGCAAAGACCAGATCAAGGAGTACGAGATTGCATGCGAGATGACGATCAAACAGGCCAAGACGGAAATGGAAGTGGAGAAGTTCATGCGCCAGAGGGACTCGGACTGGACTCCGGACAAGATGAAAGCGCTTATCCAGTCGGCATGCGAAAGGAAAAACGTGCCTTCCGAGGTCGTAAGCTTGGTGTTCGAGGCGATCGGACTGTCCCGGCCTCCCTCCGGGTCAAAGTCCCCTCCGTAGGCATCCGTCTCGCAGACGGTACCGACGAGCAAGAGATCGGATTTCTCTTTCGACGCCTCCTCGCGGAGCTTCACCACGTCGCCCCCTGGCGCAACATGCCCCGCGCCCTCTACTTTCCCTACATGCACCGAAGGCTCGAACACACCCTAACCCGGGCCGTCGTCCGCGTGGCCTATCCGGATGCCTGGGAAGAAGATGGCAAGGTCTTTGGGGGCAACTCCCGCCACATCATCGGGTTCGTGGTCGCGGAGCCCTCGAACATCGGCCTCATCGTCCACTACGTCTACACCCGAAGGGACTACGCCCCAAAGGGTGGGACCATCAAGGCGTGCTACCGGCGAAACGGGATCGCGAAGCGCCTGGTTGAGGGAATGCTGCGCGACTACCAGATGGACCACATCATCTTCACCATTTGGGGACAAGAGATGTGGCAGTCCGAAACCTTCTTTCAGAAGGTGACCGAGGAATGGAAAGATAAGCTCACCTACAACCCGGAGCTGTTCACGACCCTTTTGCCCTACCAATGGGAAACGGGAGTCGCGGCCACCCTCAACCCGGACGTGGCCAAGGCCATCCATCGAACCAAGGGCATCTCCCCGGTGAAGTTCTGATGAGCGACGATGCCTTTCGAGCAGTCCTAGAAGCCATCCGGCGCAAGGAGCAAGAGATCCGGTGGGTTCCCGAAGACTTCCTGTTCGACAGGCAGCTCCAGGTGTTCCAATCGACCGCCCCCTACAAGTGCAAGCGCATTGGCAGGCGAGGAGGCAAGTCCTGGGAAGCCGGCGCCGCGCTCGTGAGCGAATGCCTCAAGCGCCCGAACACGGACGCCCTCTACGTCACGACCACCCGGCAGGACGCCCGGGACATCATGGACAGGGCCTTTCAGTACATCAACGAGACCTATCGGCTCGGAATCGTCCAGAACAAGGCCACGGGAGACTTGAGCTTCCCAAATGGCAGCAAGATCCTCATGCGCGGCGCAGGAACCTTACGAGAAATCAACAAGCTCCGAGGCCCGGCTTATACCTGCGTCATCGTGGACGAGGTTCAGAACTTCGGCCCGGACCTTCACTACCTGATCGATGAGGTCTGCGAGCCCGCCGTGGCGCAGTTTCATGGCTGGATCAGTGTCTCTGGAACCCCACCCCCTGTGCAATACGGCCCCTTTTGGGAGATCGATCAGGGCAAGTACAGCCACGCCTGGGAGCACTTCCACTGGACCTTCCTCGATAACCCCCACATCCCCGATCCCGCAGGCTTCCTTCGGCGCGTCCTCGAACGCCGGGGCTGGACCGAAGATCATCCAGGCTACCAGCGAGAGTATCTCGGCCTCTGGGTCCGCGACGACCAGGCCCGGGCCTTCGATCTCGACCCGCAAAAGCACGTCATCCCGACCTTCGATTCTTCCCACGCCCGGGACTTCCGCTACGTCATGGGCATCGACATTGGCTATGACGATCCGTGTGCCTACGTCGTCATCGCCTGGAGCACGAAGCTCGGTCAAGCGTTCGTCGTGGACTCTTTTGAGCAAAGCGAGCTGACTTCGATGGAAGCCCTTACCGAAGCGGAGCGATTCTGCCAAACCTACCCGATTTCCCAGATTGCGATCGACGCCACCGGAGGCGGCAGCAAGATGATCCTCAAGGACTGGCAAAAGCTCACCCGACTGCCCGTCGAAGCCGCCCAAAAGACCCACAAGGCAAGCCAAATCTCCGTCATCAACGGCGATCTGCGCGCCGGCAAGCTCAAAATCGCCCGTGAGCTAAACCAAAAGCTCATCAACGACCTCATGATCCTCGAATGGGACGCCGACAAGAAAGCCCGCAACAAGTACGAATACCCCCGGGGCGCCTCCGACCACTTGGCCGACGCCTTTCAGTACGCCTACAACCTATGCTGGCATCATGCCCATGACTTTGAGTACGACCGCAGCGTCGAGCCAGGGTCCGAAGCCTGGTATGCCCGCGAAGAACGCCTGATGGAAGAACAGCAGCTTCGCGAGATTGACCAGGACGCCCAAGGCGCTTGGGAGCTTTTGGAGTCCACACTCTAACCCTTCTTGCCAAAAGGGTGAGATTGCCCGCATACTCACCCCGATGGACGAACTCGACGCCATGCTCCTTGGCGACGTGCTCTGGTGGCACACCGACAAGAAGAATCAGGATCGTCTCCTTTCGACCCTCTTGGCGGACTTTCGCTCCATGAGCGACCTGAACGACCGCATCCAAAAGTACGATCTCTACGCCTCGTTCTACGTCAACCGCCGCTTCGGAAACAGCATGGTCCAAGTGCTGACCGCCGAGCAGGCCGACATTCTCTTCCAAGCAGGCAAGTACAGCCGGGTTCCCTACAACTTGATGAAGCAGGTCATCGACGAGGTGACGGCCCGCATCATCAAGAGCCATCCTAGAGCCCAGTTCATGCCCAACGGGGCCGACCAGGAAATCCAGCGACGCGCCGAGATGATGGAACGCTGGAACGATTCCCAAGTCTACCAGCACTACCAAAGCGAAATCTTCGAGGACGTGATCAAGGACGCCTGCATCTACGGCCTTGGGGCGATGAAGATCATCCCCTCCCACAAAGAATCGCGGATCGATGTCCGCAGGATTCACCCCTCCCACCTCTTTGTGGACATGAACGAGACCATCGACAGCAAGCCCACACGCCTTCACCTCCGAAACCGTGTCAAAAAGGACACGCTCAAGCTCTTTTACCCGAAGTTCGTCGATGTGATCGACAGGGCCACCCGCATCGAATCGGTGCTCACCTTCGAGGACGAATACTATCCCGAAACCGGAGATGCCGAGGGCCAGTCGATCGACCTCATCCAAAGCTGGCACCTTCCGAGCTTCAAGGGAGCCGAGGACGGACGGTACCTCGTCTGGATTTCAAGCGCCGTCATCTCGGATGAGCCCTACGAGCGCCGCACCTACCCTCTTTGCTTCTTCAACTGGAAAAAAGACCCGACCAACACCTTCTACGGCATTGGGCTTGCCGAGGACCTCCTCGGTATCCATCTCGATGCGAACGTGACCCTGAACCGGGTCAACACGGCCATCGAAAAGGCCGCTGTCCCCCGCATGACCTACAAAGAAGGCTCGATCGCGGACGCGCACCTTCGGGCCACGCCGGGGGCCAAGCTCGCCTATTCCGGCGATACCCCGCCCACGTACTACCTCGACAACTCGGTGCCCCAGGACTTGCTTTTCTATGTGCGGGAGCACGAAGCCCGGGCCTACAAGATTGCGGGCCTCGGCTCGGCCCAAGCCTTTGGCGAGCGCGTCCCTTCGGGAGCCGAAACCGGACGGGCCATCGAGAACTTCTTCAACGTCGAGAGCGTGCCTTTCGCGACGCAGCTTCGGAAGTTT